CAATGGGTTTTAACGGCTGGAATTTTTTGCATGATGACAGCCGTTGGATTCTTTGGGAGGGCCGAATAATTGGAATGGTAAAAATCAGCGTGCTCCAAAACGGAGAACAGATCAAGGTTGAATCGCAAGTCATGGCCATTAAGGAGGCCCTCTGATGACCTGGACCACCGGGGACGAGGACGAGACTGACTGGGCCTTTGCGGCAGCAATCCGCGACATGGCGACGCGGGTAGGCGGCAGCGAGCAGGAAATGAATGAAAGCCTGCATCTATTCCTGGTGGAGTGGGGCTATGCCTGCCAATGGCTCAAAAACGAGACCCCTGATGACCTGGACCACCAGGCGCGACCATTGCCGCCCGCTAAGGTACAGTCTGAAGAATATCAAGTTGACTTAATTCCATCTACTGCACTACTAAATCTCTGATGTCTGACATTAAATCTACTCTCGATGAACGTGGCACCAGGTACGGTGATTTCCGTGCCCATGCCAAAGTGACTCAAGACTTCAAATCAGTCCTAATGGATGCCCTGGCTAGTAGGGACAAGGTGTTGCCTGACATTCAACAGGAAGCCCTTGAGATGATCTTTCACAAGGTAGGACGTATCATCAATGGTGATAATAACTATGCTGACAGTTGGCATGATATTGCTGGATATGCAACCTTAGTAGAAGGAGACTTGGATAGGGAAGAAGATGTCTGAGCTTAATGCTATTGAGTTTAGGGAAGCTATGGACTTTCCTATAGGTACCGTAGAGCCTGGTACCAGAGAAGATCGGCTGCAAATCTCTCTTATTGAGGAAGAATTTGTTGAGCTTATTGAAGCGTGGGAGGAGGAGTTTAAGGAGGGATCTGAGCCTATACTGAAAGAACTAGCTGATCTCGTTTACGTCTGCTTCCAGCTTGCCTCTGCCCGTGGTTGGGATCTAAGCACCGCACTATTACGTGTCCATGAGTCAAACATGAGCAAACTAATAAACGGTAAGCCGTTAAAAAATGAAGACGGTAAGGTCCTGAAAGGGCCAAACTATCAACCACCTACACTCTCTGATCTTGTATGAATGAACCTCAAAAAGTTGTCCGTACTGGACGTGTTCAAAGCTGGATTGATGACCCAGAGTCCCGCCTACCAGTATCGTGTACGGTATTTGTTGTCGAAGACTCAATGGAGGGACCTGACGGTATCGAATCCTCCTGGCGTTTTGTATCCCATGCTCTACGTCATGGCGCTGGGGCTGCTGTTCATCTATCAAAGTTACGGCCTAATGGCCATGATAACGGTAGGGGTCTTGTATCTTCTGGGCCTGTAAGTTTTGCCAAGATCTACTCAGCACTTAATGAGACTCTTCGCCGTGGGGGAGTTTACAAAAATGGTGCTGTTGTTTGTCACCTTGACATTGATCATCCTGACATCCTTGAGTTCTGTAATACTCCACGTAGCGAACTTGAATGGGTGAAGCGTTGTGTAGATTTAGACTGTACGGGCTGGCACTTTTCTACAGATGAGGTTAAAGATGCCATTATTGCTGGAATAAAACGTGGTGACATCTGGCTCAATAAGATTAAGTATGACGGATACGGATACGGAGATCGTATCTACGGTAATGTCTGCTTAGAAGTCTATCTAAAGCACCGGGGAACATGCCTGCTTCAGCATGTTAATTTAGGTGCATGTAAGCCAAACGAGATCGTTAGAGCCTTCATTGATGGAATGACAGAGTTAGTAGCTCTTCATCCTAAAACTGGTGTCGGTGACTCTGGTGAGTATCTACATCCGTCTAAAGATCGACAGGTGGGGTTAGGTATACTGGGTCTAGCTAATTACCTAGCGCTTAACAGTATCACGTATGCTGAGTTGGCTGCTGCTTTTGATTATCTCTTCTCAGATGGCGTCACCGGAATCCCTGATGCCAGCCTCACAGGAGCAGTTGATCTAGTGTTGACACTAGAACAGGCGATAATGTCTGCTGCACATATCGCTCGTAAAGCTGAGATGGATCGAGCCTTTGCAATTGCTCCTACAGCAAACTGTAGCTACAACTCTAAAGATCTAGTCGGTAATACAGCTACTCCTGAGATTGCTCCACCTATCAGCCGTATTGTTGATAGGGATAGTGAGACCCTTGGTGTTGAGACCTACAGCTATGGTGAGGTAGAGATTGCGTCTGAAGTCGGTTGGGATGTCTACTACCGTGTCTGCAATGGTATTGCTCAGCTCTTCAAATCTACCGGACTATTTCACGGTTACTCCTTTAACTCCTGGAGTGATGTAGTTACCTATGACGAAGAGTTTGTTGGTAAATGGCTAGACTCCCCACAGACAAGTCTCTACTATTCACTACCTGTAATGAGTGACACACAAGATAAGTCGTCTGCTATGGCTGCTATGGATGATTACCTCATGTACTGGGCACCTACTGAACAGAATGAATGTATGGCTTGCAGAGAATGACACCTTATGACAAACTACTAGCTAGGAAACGTGACTGGACTCCAGTACAAACCAAAGCTGGTAAACTGAATGAATTAGCGACTCCATCAATTTTCCGCGCCTTAGCGTTACGTCAGCTTGAACTGCCGGTAGGTGAGTTCATTCGTGATGCCTGTAAAGGTGAGATTCCTGAAGCTAGCCGAACTCTACTTGAATCGAATATCGTAGATGAAGAGAAGCATGACTTAGCCCTTAGCTATATTGCCAATGCTATCGGTACTGATACAAAGGCTGAGTCTACAGCTTCACAGATTAGGCAAGCATGGGTAGATCACCCTGACCATACTATTGTTAAGTCAATGGTACTTGAACGTAGTGTGTTCTTTGTCATCCTACCGTTCTTCCGCTATCACGGTGATGCTGGTTTACGTACAGTCTCTGCTGACATCTCTAGGGATGAGCAGGTACACGTAGCGGCCAATTCTCTTGTTTGTAATGAACTTGGCTATACCTTCAGTAAGTCACTTGATGAATTACGTAAAGCGACTATTGCTTGGGTACTGAGTCCGTTGCCTACGGCATTCTTTGATAAAAATGACAAGCAAGACAAGTTACTTTCATCTACTTTCTGGATGAATCAGAGCGATTCTCTCCTATATAACGGTACTGCTCCTGGACTGATTCAGACAAAGGCAGCAAGGATGCCAGCCTTCTTTGAACACCGTAACTCTAATTTACCGCAATATGGTTAGTATCATGAGCTATGCAAATTCAACTAGGTTCAGTAATTATGAGCCAGGTGATGAACCTGAGATGGGCCTTCAAGAAGTTCAAGGTCTATCTATAGATTCACTAATTGATGAATTAGATGAGACTTTTCCTGAAGAGTCTCCAAGTAGAACGGAGTCTATTGAAGAACTAATGTGGAGAGGCGGCCAACGTAACGTAGTCAACTGGATTAAACGGAGGATTGAAGATGGGTAAAGCTACTGAAAATGAAAAACTTAGAACTCTCCTAAAAAGTTGGGTTAAGAAATCTAATAAAAGTACACCCGAACAGCTAGATCAGCCTGCTGAAATAACGGACCCACCTGCACCTTCACCAGTTACCCTAGATCAACCTAAAATAGCTGAAACCTTCGGCAATCCAGCTTTAACTATACCTGGAGTAGATGTACGTGTGATTGGTGAAAACGTCGGAATTAAAGCTAAACGATCAAAAGCTAAAGCGTCAGGGGCTACTAGCAGCGGTACCAGTCAATTCATGGTACCTAGATCTTCTGGAGTAAACTCACTTAACATATAATGAGTTCAGCAAGAAAACGATATGATAGTCTTACAGCGTACCGTACTCAATACCTTAACATTGCTATAAGTTGTGCAGAGCTTACGTTACCTTACCTGATTCGTCAGGACTTGTCTCAACAAAAAAGTTCGGTACTAAACCTCACTACCCCATGGCAGAGTATTGGAGCTAAAGGAGTGATGTCGCTATCATCTAAATTGATGCTTGCGTTATTCCCTACTCAGACTAGCTTCTTTAAGTTACAGGTTGATGAGAGTAAGCTCAGTGAGATTGTCGATACACAAGCCAACCCTGAAGTTAAGACTCAACTAGAACAAAGTCTTGCTCAGATTGAACGTCAAATAATCGACAACATTGCAGAATCAAACGATAGGATTGTACTAAATCAGGCACTTAAGCACGCTATTGTTACAGGCAATGGTTTATGCTACATGGGACCGGATGCAATGAAGTTCTATCCATTGAATCGATATGTTGTAGATAGAGACGGCAATGATAATGTCATTGAGATTATTACCAAGGAATCTATCAGTGAAGAGATCCTTGAAGATGATCCAATCTATAATGACGTATTGAATCTAAAGGGTGATGATGAAGATGAAGATGACCCAATCGGCATGTCCGATAAAACCATCTACACACGCATCTATCTAAAGGATGATAAATGGAATTGGTATCAAGAGGTTGACGGAATCAAGATACCAAAAACTATGGGGTCAGCCCCAAAGGATAAGTCTCCTTGGATCGTAATTCGATTCAACGTTGTTGATGGCGAATGTTATGGTAGAGGTAGAGTAGAAGAGTATCTAGGAGATCTCAGGTCACTAGAAGCTCTCA